CACTAGGCTTGACCACATACTTAACATCTCCGTCAATCTGAGGGGTAGCGGCCTGTAGTCTAATTAGGTCAGGCCACTTGTCGTGTTCCCAAGCCATTCTGGTTCTTGCGTGGGCAAGGTCACGAATCTGCGTGAATGTGTCTTTAGTTATGTCTGTCCTATCAAGGCCACACAGTTGGATAGCATCTATCAGGATTCTGCTGAAATCTATTGTTTTCATTATGCTTTATACCCGCTAGAGTCAAAAATTGTACCATTAACAATGGTCTTCTTGGTATAGTTCCTAACTGCGACTTCAGGATTGTCTCTCATGAATTCTCGCAAGAACTGCTTATCTTCCCAGCATTCAACGCCGAGGATATGCGACCAATAATAAAAAGAGTCGGGAGGGATTTTCGCAACCAGCCTCCCAACTCCGTCAATGTCCTTAGCCTCGTTGGAATGTCCAAAGGAGGCAATCTTTGTTGCTTCAGTCTTTGCCTTCACCTGATTCATAGCCCACCCACGAAGAAATTCCGTCTTCACCTCGTTTAAGAGGTGGTCAGGAATAACTTCATGAAGTGATTCTATGAGAGGGTCAGACATTGCGATTAAGCAACATAGTCGAACTTACCAAACGCCAGCGGGTTCTTCACGCAGACGGACGCAATAGCGTTAATCATGCGAGCAGGGCCACCACCATTGTCCGTCAGTTCCTTCACGCCAGCGACAGAGCCGCCGTAGCGAACTTCGACATGTTCCATCGGGAGGATGTAACCGCAGAAGTTGTTCTTCAGGAAGAGGGAGGGGTGGAGGCGAATCTGACCGAAGTCGCCTTCAAACACATCAATCGAGGAGATGTAAGAAGATTCAGCCGCATTGCGGTTGAAGGTGCGAATCGTGGTCTGCGAGGCGGCAGTGGAGTTACGCTCCGTGTAGACGAGGTTCGTGAAGGCTCTCTTGAGGTTCGGACCAACAAGAGCGTCATACGAGCGGAACTGACCAGTCTGGCTGTAAATCGAGGTCAGGATATCCTGAACGACAATTTCAGTGAGGGACGAGACAGTGGCTGTCGATTCCGAGTCAGCGTCAGCATTACCAGCAACCGAGGTGGCAGGAGTGCGGAAGGCAGTCGGGATTTCGAGGTAGTTGTCGTTAGCGAAGTCGCCACCAGTCGTCTTGACAGGGCGAATCCAAGAGTCGAGACCTCTGGAGGCGTAACCCTGATTCGTGCCGTTGTCGGACTTAGGAAGGTTATTGGAGCAGAAGGTCTTTTCCATGTCACGCTTGAGCATGGTGATGCCCTTAGCGACATTGTTAGCGAGTTCGTCCTTCACGCCAGCGATGACAGCGATATCAAGCGTCAGCGGGGAGACACGAACAGCCTTGCGGAATTCCTGAATGTGATTTTCCAGTTCGTAGCGGTACTGGTTTTCGCCATCCTTAACGAAGTTCTGGATAGTGCCACCATTCGGGTCAACATCCGTACCATCGACAACGCCAGCCTGAGAGGCAACGGCATTCGGGAGGGAGTCAACCTGCCAGCGGAACTTAGTATTTCCAGGCTTGGAGCCCTTGGGGGCCATGGAGGTGAAGGGCGTATCCTTAGCATCAACGAGTGCGATAAGGTCAGCGAGGTCTTCTCTCTTACCAGACGAGAAGGAGGGTTCTGTGAGTTTTGCCATATGTGTATATGTGTTTGTAGGGTTAGTTTAGATGAACTTGGACGCTATGATTGCCGCAAGGTCGTTCTGGGAATTAGATTTAACATATCTCTTTGTCGCATCGGGGTCGCTACTGTCCTTGTAACGGCTGGGCGATGCGTAATTTGATGTGGGCTGGTGAGGGGCTCGCTGGACATTTCTGCCCTTGCTTGCGTTCTCTCTTGCTTGCATACCACGAATATAGTCACCAACTACAACATTGTAATCGGGGAATCTTGTAATCTGGGGAAAAGCCTTAATGAACGATTCTGCAATTTGTCGTTCCTTACTAGACTTATCCTTCAACCACGGATATTCCTTGTATGCAATGGCATCGACCTTGCTCTTAGTCTGAATATAATTCAGGCGTTTGGGTAGGTGTTCCTCCATAGCGTCCATAGCATTAAGTTTAATACGCTTTACATCATCGTAAGTGTATTCCGTCTCCGAACCATCAGCGTTCTGTACAACAATGCCGTTTGAGTTTTCCTCACACCATCTTCTAACCGACCTAGCCTGAGCGATTTCTTGCTCGATTTCTGCTATCGAATTAAGATTTGCGTAGGGAACTGCATCATCCGACTTGACTACAACTTCTGTGGACTTAGACGACTCGACTTGGGTTCTGAGGTCATCGACCTCCTTCTTAAGTTTATCGGCTTGTTCCTCCGCTTGCTTACGCAGTGCGGTCAACTTGTCGATTCGCTTTTGAACTCCCTTTGTCTGGAACTCGCTATTTTCACCATCATTAGCCTCTGCTTCCTGTGAATGAACTTCTTCGCCTTCATTCTGAGAGTCCGAATAATCCTGACTAACATCCGTATCTCTGAACTGGTCTTCTGAGCCATTATTGTCAGCAGGTTCAGCCGCTGTATCGGAATCATCTAGATTTCCGAAATCCCTGCGTAGGATACTCGCAAGGTCTTGTTCATTAAACTGACTAGATTCAGTTCTATCTACAACACTTTCGCTGTTAGGCTGGGAGGCGTTGTTATCTCCGTTTTGGGGGGTATTCATGCTAGTAAGAGCAAGGCTTTGTTTTTTTACAGCATTTAGAGTTTGCAGAAACTTAAGGGGACTAAAATGATTCCTGTTAGAAAGTCAACTAGATAATATCTATTCTTTTATTATGAAGTGCTTCTTTCCTTTCGGATTCAAGAACTGACAGGATATCGGCAAGGGCGTTGGCTCTTCCACAGGCGTGGATTCTTGACTCTCCAGAGGTGTTAGGGCTAAGAGCGTCAGCAGTCTCTGTGTCAATGTTCTGCTTGAGAATGAAGACTATTGTGTCCCAAAGTTCGCTTTTTTCAAAGGCAAACACATTCTGGTCATATTGGAAGTCGCTCATTATTCCTGCGGCTGTTGGGCCTCCTGTTGCATCTGGTCAGACACAGGCGTAACGCCAGTTCTGCCGATTTCCTTATTCTGCTGTTGCATAATTGACATTTGGAGGTTCTTCTGGTAGTTCTGCATTAGGGCGGCAGTCATCTGGTCACCCTGAGCCATCTGCTGGACCTTGGGAGACTTCTGGACTGTCTGCTGGAGATACTGCATCTTAGTGCCAGCCGAAGGGTCATTTTCAACATACTGAGGTTCGATGCCCATAAGCATCTTAACAATGTCATTCTGAACATCGTTGTACATCTTCTGGGACGCACTCTGCTGGTCAAGGATGATTTCCTTGGCAACATCAGGGGAGATGGCTTCGACCAACTTAGCGACCAACTTATTGCGGTCAACGACACCGCCAACATCGAGCGGAAGGACAAATTGACTAATAGACTGCAACTTCTTCATCACATACTCGTTATCCATGTCTCTAACATCAAACTTGACCTCAAAGTCGAACTGGTTGGCAATATCTGTAGCACCAAGGGCCACATTGACACCTGTGATACGCTGGAGTTCCTCAGGGGGCATGTATTGAAGCGAAAGTTGTAGCAGTTGCGAGTAAACCTCAGCCCAACTGTTCAGCCAGCCGTCAACAGACATTTGCTGGAGCATCTGGGTCTTCTGGGGGGCCACCGCTTCATGCGTAAGGCCAAAATAACTAGCCACATTCTTCTCAACCTGAGCAATAATTAGTTCCGCAAGGTTAGGAGAGCCTCTGGGCGGGTCCATGAATCTGTAATCATCAGGACTTGTGACAGGAAGTTGCAGAGCAGGTCCAATCTTATTGATTCCCTGAATACGCTTCTTGATAAGAATCGGAGGCATGGTCTCAATAGCCGTTCTATCACGGACGGCATCATGCTGGGCCTTGAGTTCGGCCTGTTCTGTGACCAAAATTTCAGGAACGCCTCTGGATTCCATTATTGACTTTCTAATATGCTCTCTTCTGAGTTCAACGAAGGGGTACTTGTTGTGGGCATAAGCCAACTTGTCGTGCTTAAAGTAGGCACTGCCCTTGGCATTAGGGCAGAAAATGGTATAGTACATGCACAGATTACCAGATTCGTCTATCTGTCTAGCATAAGCGTAGATGACTTCAATCAGGTTGCGGTTTCTGTACTGCTGGTTGCCCATCAGAGTCGCTACAGGCACTATGTTGGGGTCAGTATACCAACTGATGTTGCCAGAGGTGTTAATAGCCTCGTCAACGGCCTCCATGCTCCAGCCGTCAGACTTGACGAAGGAACGGAGTTCAACCTCTGTCATGTAGACTCTGCGGAAGATGGCTCTAGCCTTCTGGAGTTCAATTGTCTCAGGGGGGAAGCAAATCTCGTCATAGGGCTTAAGAGCCGTAAGGCGAGGAAGGTTTTTAGTAATAGACTCGACAAAGATGGTAGCCTCGCCCTTTTCACGAAGTTCCTGAATCATCTTGGCAACTTGGTCTTCAGGGACATTCGGCATGACCGACTGGAACATGGAAATGACCATTCCGTCATCTTCACCACTTCTAATCGCCTCAGGAATGCGTGTGGCAGGATTATCAGGTTCTTCTTGAGCAAGAGCCATAGCCATTTCGTCTATTTCCTGAATGCTAATCTTCTGAGCCTGAAGACCGATTTCCTGCTCCCAAGTAATGTGCATTGTTGACCAACCATACTGCTGGGCGTACTGAGCCCACAGTTCACCTTCTCTTCTGGACTCCATGCGGAGTCTGCAAGAGACAATGTGAGTAAGTAGCGTTGTCATGGCCTCAGCGTTAGCACCATCATCAATGGTAAGACCAGAAACACGCAGTTTCGAGAGTTTCCAAGTATTAACCCAAAGGGCAACCATCTCGTTGATAACTCTGTCGATAAGTCTGATGCGAACATCGGAAGCACCCTCAAAAGGCAGAGCAGGGTCATTCTGGGCTCTATTTTCAGAATGCTTCTTGCCATCAGTTGTCTGACCAGCCCACTTGCAGTAGCGAAGGTCATCATTGTCGGTCATCTCAACAGTGTTGCCACCATTGTACAAAGAGCGTCTCAGTTCACTAATCAGTTCCTGAACATCGGGAGCATCACTAGCCATTGCCAGTTTATCACGCTTTGTGTTGTAAGATTGCTTATCCATGGTCGGTTATTAGTTTTTAAATTACAAAAGTCAATAAGAATGAGACTTGTTTCTAGCCTTGAACGCATTATCGCCCTCATAGGAGGGTTCCATAACTGCTAGGTATCGAAGACAGTCAACAGGGTCTTTGCAAGCACCCTTTTCGCCATCTTGGTTCGTCCATTCACGCATTGCAAATATGAGATTCCTGCATTCCTCTGACACATACAGTTTTGGCTGATTGATAGGGCTAATGGGGTCGTTGGAATTATAAAACAGTAAGTCGTTTATAATGGCGACACCCTGCTCGATGTGTAGGCCAGCCGCAGGGGCAAAATACATAGGACGCTCACCAGCGTCAAGAAGTTCGATTAGACTTGTGCCTCCCTCGGCAGAAACCGCCTGAGTCGCACCAGCCCTAGGGTCAATGTACCTCTCCGCTATCACTTCCCCATCCTCAAGGTCCAAAATCAATTCTTTATACTCGTCAAGACCCCTACCCGCACCATTTTTCTGCCCAGAACCCATCTTTCCATCAGGTTTTTCACTCGGTAGAGCCCATTCACCATTGGAAACATCAGGCCATTCACGATAAATATAAAAATTGCCATCTTTACCCACCCTTAGCCACAACATGAACCAATTTCGAGCCCCAGCAGGGTCAACTACCATGAAATTAGTGCCTTCCTTGGGAATTTTGTCGTCTGTAACGATATTTTGGTCAGTAAACGAAGGAAATTGCGACCCAGCCGTGTTTTCAGCCCAGCCGTAGGCTCGAATTTTGATTTCATTACTCGTTTTCCCCTCCAGCGTAGCCGCAAGTTGGTCAAAAGGATTGTATGGATTCAGTTGCGAGTGAAACCATACAACACCGCAGTTGGAATTCATGGAGTCTGCCATGTACGGCATATGCCCTTTCGGGCAACCGCCGACATGGATACGCTCTTTGTCGAGCAGGACTGCGGGGAGTGTCTTCTTGAAGCGACAACCTGCGACATAGTCCTTGACCACCTGCGAGTATCCCAGAACTGGTGTGAAAGTGGTAATCATTTTACCTCGCCTAGTGATGGCTCGGTAACGGAGTGTTTCAATCCAGTCGAGCGGAACAAGTTCATCGCACCAGATAAGGTCAACTTCGCCACCTTCGATGACCTTCTTGTCCTGAGCGTAGTTCATGAAGAAGCACTGCGAGCGGTTCGGAAGAATAAAAGTGTTGTCAGAGAAGCCGTTCTTCTGAGAGTACGAGATGTTAGTGACTTTCGTCTTCCTAGCATTCTTTAGTTCGGGCGGCATGTACTTCCAGAGAACATTTTGTTGCATCTGGATAGAAGAAGAGTTTGTGGTATGCAGACACCAGACTCTGGCATCAGGCTTGTTGACTAGAGTTTGGATTACTCGCTTTGCGGCCCACTCTGTTTTACCCGCTCGGTTTCCGCCAAGCACAAGAACTTCGTTCTTCGTTTTAAGAATGGAGTCCACATCTTTCCAATGCTGAGGTTCATACCCATGCCTGTATGGGTCCATCTTCTCAGCAATAATCTTATCTTCTCTAAGTTGCAGAAGTTCAGCGACAATCTCTGGTCCGTTCTTGTCTACCAGAACACGAATCTCCTCCAGAGTCGGAGCGATGATGACTGGATGCGGTGTCAGATTTTTGATATCAACGCTCACTGCCTAAGAAAATGAGCCGACATGAAACTGCCTTTATCTTGAACTGCGTTGAATGTAGGAAGTTTGGAAAGTCTTTCAGTTTCCTTAAAAGCCTTAGCCCTTCGTTCAAGGATTGCTTCATAGTCTCCAAGTGCCTGTTCTTCTGGCGTAAATCTTTGCTTCCCAGTCCAAAGTGGCTCTTGTGGGACTTCGTTATAATAACCCATTGCGTAAAGTTGAGGGTCCATGCCACCTCTGCGAAGTTCCAAAGCAAAATTGTCAAGCATTTTACTTTCTGCTTCTTTTTCTCTTTGTCTTTCCGACCACTCAAATCTCATTTGAGGAGTAATTTCAGAACCTTCACCAAGAGAAAGAACAGGCATGACCATACTAAAAATGCCTCCTCTTGCGGCACTCTTCAAAAGACCACCTGCCACGCTACTAACAGTAGTCTGACCAATTCCTCCAGCAACACCTGCAAGTCTTGCGTTAGATAAAGGAGACCTAATAGCCCTATAGTCTTGATACAGACTCAATGGAGTTGTTGATGGCCTTGGGTCTGGAAACTTTCCATACATTGCGTTTCTTGCCATTCTTTCTGGGGCTCCAGCAACTGTGTCTATCATGTTTCCGCCAACCAAATTTCCAACTGTTTTGGCTTTTGCTGTTAATACATCTATATTTATCATGCTTCTTCCTAGAGAAGCAAGATTCTCAGGCATTGATATGTTGGCAGACGCAAACATAGGATTACCAATCTTTGTCTGGAAATTAGACTGACCTATGTCTGTAATGCTGAGTGGCATCAGCATGTTCGGTCCGCCACCCATAAACATGCCTCCAGTAAGACGCTGACCCTTAATAAGAGGGTCGGTCAATGATGCGGCAGGTGGTTTTTCGCTTTCAGCCATTGTAGAGGGAGTTCATATGCTTCTTGGTAATGGACAAAACGCAAGCACTCTCTCCAACGATTCTCACCTTGACAATACATCTAGGCTTAATGACAGAACTGTCTCGGCAAACAGCCTTAATCTTTTTACCATTAAATTCAATCTCTATGAGTCGCTTGTTCGTAAACCCACTTCTAAGAACTGTGCATTCATAAGTGTCTGTGTCAACCTTCGGGCTTTCAGTAACTGTAACAGGCTTATCAATAGTGCCAGTAAGATACTTGACTCCAACCTCGCTCCAAAGATAGCCCCACAGACGCTCAGGTCTTTTAGACACATCTCTAATCCAAGAACCTTCAGGGGCAGACTCTCTCAAAGCCTTAATTTCGGCCTTACTCAGATTCAGTTCATTCATCACTTCAGATTCCTTCTTCATGCAGACACAATCTACACTTCCTTTAGAATAGCAATTCAAAACCCCCATTAGAATCACTATATTGACTTATAAGTCTACCTAATACCATTACACCCCTACAA